GTCAAGTTCGACCCCGAGAAGCAAGAGCGTATGCGTCTTGCACTGCTCGGTTTGGCAGATGTTGATTTCCGCACCCTTAACACCAAGAGCCTTATGGTTAAGGGTGAAGTGCTCTTAAAACGGAATGACACATCGTGGGCTCCGCGCGTGATATTCGTAGGATCCGACGAATACAATGTCTTAACCGGACCAATCATGGATGAGTTCAATAAACGATTGGTCTGGGCGCTTGACGAGTTTGTCTCTGACACTGCTGAGTTTTCATTAGCTTACGCCAAGAAAGACACGGAGATCGCCGATTTTCTCGCAGGCGGCGACCGTTATTTCGAAGGTGATTTCTCCTCTAATGATAAGAGCCAGTTGTCAGATGTAACGACAATTTTTGCACACTGGTTGCGGCGTTGTGGAGCCCCATCTTGGTTCGTCCGATTCTATAAAAAGAATTCCTTGCACTATCGGGTACGTTCTTACGACTACGGTATATCTGCCGACATTCAGAACAGTTTGGCCACCGGCGGCACTGATACTACTGGTAGGAACTCCGTCTGGAACATGTGCTTGTGGTACTCTTTTTGCAAAAGGTATAGAATCTCTGGGACGAAAGCAGCCATCCTTGGTGATGACATAGCTGCATCTGTAAGCAAAGAAGGCATATCTTGTACCTTGTGGACAAGTCATTGTAGTCAGGGCGGGATGAAGCTTAAGGCTAAAGAACGCTCCTTCTACTGTGATCTGACATTCTTGTCCCGCTTCTTTGTACCAAAAGGCGATCAAAACTGTATGGTTCCTCTCATCGGCAAGGCCTTGTGTCGTTTTAACGCAAGGGCTAACCGCAATTCCGATGTATCCAACGAGGTCTATATTGCTGGCAAATGCCTTTCTTACAGGTATGAGTTTAGACACATCGGCTACTTCCGTGATGTATTCCAAGCCAGATTCGATTCCACCAATGTTTCAGTTGATGATATTAAGTTGCACGATTTAACTTGGTTTAGCCGCCAAGGCGTTCGCTCCGTTCGCGACGTTATCAAAGCCATCGAGACTGAGTCATTGGTACTGTCAGACGACGAATTTTTGGAGGTACTCATGGCTAAATACGACATCGGGCTCTACGACATGGATCAATTATGTGACAAACTCATCCTCAGCGACGTTCCCGAAGTCCTGAGTGATGAGCGCTATTACAAGTTCAGCCACGAACTTGAGTAGTGGCGAAGACGGCTTGGACCCCCTTAAGGTCCCGGCGTGGGAGAAGCTGGTGCCCTGCCCTCTGCG